TTAGAAGGTCGGACCTCACCATCTTAAACTTATTCAAATCTTTGAAGATATTGCTGCGGGAAAGAAAAAACGAGTCATTGTTAATATTGCTCCACGACATGGTAAATCTGAGCTCATATCCTATCTTGCACCAGCGTGGTTTCTCGGTAAGTATCCTCAGAAAAAAATTATCATGGGGTCTCACACGGCGGATCTGGCTGTTAACTTTGGCCGTCGTGTGCGTAACCTCGTTGGATCGGACGCTTATAAAGGCATATTTCCGCAAGTAGAGTTGCAGTCTGACTCAAAATCTGCTTCTCGTTGGGGTACTAACTTTAATGGAGAATATTTTGCTATTGGTGTCGGAGGTGCTCTTGCTGGTCGTGGCGCTGACCTATTTATTATTGACGATCCTCATTCGGAACAAGAAGCTAAGACTGGGAGACCGGACGTTTTCCTTCCTGCTTGGGAGTGGTTTCAGTCTGGCCCTCTCCAGCGTCTTATGCCGGGTGGCGCTATCATTATCGTGATGACCAGATGGTCCAAATTGGACCTGACGGGCATGATTGTTCAGCAAACTGAACGAAATGAAGACGTAGATCCGTGGGAAGTAGTCGAATTTCCTGCAATTAAAGACGACGGACAGGCACTTTGGCCAGAATTTTGGGATGTTGAGGAGCTTTTATCCAAAAAAGCAGCCCTGGACATCCGTTATTGGAATGCGCAGTACATGCAGCAGCCTACTTCTGAGGAAGGGGCGCTAATTAAGCGCGAATGGTGGAAGATTTGGGACAAAGAAGACCCACCCAACTGCGAATTTATCATTATGTCGCTTGATGCGGCGCAAGAAGCTACCAATAGGGCCGACTACAACGCACTTACAACATGGGGCGTGTTCTATAACGAGGAAGTGAACAATTTCTGCATCATTTTGCTCAACGCCATCAAGAAAAGGATGGAGTATCCAGAACTTAAGAAGCTGGTGCTAGAAGAATACAGAGAGTGGCAGCCAGATGCGTTCATGGTAGAGAAGAAATCCAACGGATCGGCGCTGTATCAAGAGTTTAGGCGCATGGGCGTGCCTGTAGGGGAGTTTACTCCGGGCAAAGGACAAGACAAAATAGCGCGTGTGAACGCAGTGTCTGACTTGTTTGCGTCAGGCATCGTGTACGCACCAGACCACCGGTGGGCTAAGGAAGTAATAGAAGAGTGCAACGACTTTCCAGCTGGCACTAACGACGACTTGGTGGACTCGACAACGCTTGCGCTGTTAAGATTCCGACAGGGTGGGTTTTTACGACTTCCGACGGACGAGCCGGAAGATAACTTTTTAAAACAGTATCGCAAAAAAGCTGCGTACTACTAAGGATACATCATGGCGACAAATATGGACAAGGCTCTGTACGAGGCTCCTCAAGGACTGGATCAGTTGGGGGCAGCTGAAGAGCCGATTGAGATTGAGATTGAAGACCCTGAGTCAGTAAACATTCGGGCTGGCGATGTAGAGATTGAGATTGAGCCAACAGAGGACGATGACGAGTTTAGTAAGAACTTGGCTGAAGACATCCCTGATGATGTTCTTGCATCACTTGCTGGCGAGTTGATTGGTGACTACGAGTCAGATGTAGCTGCCCGCAAGGATTGGGTACAGACCTATGTAGATGGCCTAGAGCTATTAGGCTTGAAGATTGAAGAAAGAACAGAACCTTGGCCCGGTGCTTGTGGTGTGTATCACCCACTGCTGACTGAAGCGGTTGTGAAGTTCCAAGCTGAGACGATGATGGAGACATTTCCTGCGATGGGGCCTGTCAAGACAAAGATCATCGGCAAAGAAACCCCTGAGAAGAAAGACGCGGCGGAGCGAGTTCAAGAAGACATGAACTATCAGCTTACTGACGTGATGAAAGAGTACAGACCCGAGCATGAGCGCATGCTCTGGGGCTTGGGCCTTGCTGGTAACGCGTTCAAGAAAGTTTATTTTGACCCGTCTCTTGACCGTCAGGTGTCTATGTATGCGCCAGCAGAAGATGTGGTTGTGCCTTACGGTGCTTCAAGTCTTGCTGATGCAGAACGTATCACGCACGTCATGCGTAAGAATAAAAATGACTTGAAGCGATTGCAGCATGAGGGTTTCTATCGTGATATTGATTTGGGTGAGCCTACTCAAACGATGGACGAAGTAGAAAAGCGTATTGCAGAGAAGATGGGCTTTCGTGCAACGCAAGATGACCGATTTAAACTCTTGGAGATGCAGGTTGATCTAGACCTCAAAGGCTATGAGCATAAAGACGAAGACACAGGCAAAGAAACGGGGATTGCACTCCCATACATCGTCACGATTGAAAAGGGCACGACGAACATCCTTGCGATCCGCCGCAACTGGGAACCAGACGACGACCTCTGCCAAAAACGCACGCACTTTGTCCACTACGGTTACATTCCCGGGTTCGGTTTTTATAATTTTGGCCTTGTCCATCTTATTGGTGCTTTTGCTAAATCTGGTACTTCTATTCTTCGTCAGTTGGTGGATGCTGGAACTCTATCTAATCTACCCGGCGGATTTAAGACTCGAGGACTACGTACCAAAGGTGACGACACCCCGATCTCCCCCGGCGAGTTCCGTGATGTAGACGTTCCTAGCGGCACGATGCGTGACAACATCATGCCTTTGCCATACAAGGAGCCATCACAGGTCTTGGCAGCACTTTTGAATCAGATCATTGATGAAGGTCGCAAGTTTGCCGGTGCTGTTGAGTTGCAGACATCGGACATGAGTGCGCAGGCTCCTGTAGGCACAACACTGGCCATCCTTGAGCGTCAGTTAAAGACGATGAGTGCTGTTCAGGCTCGCATCCACTACTCGATGAAGCAAGAGTTCAAACTCTTAAAAGCCATCATCCGTGACTACACCCCACCGACATATAGCTACGAGCCAATCGAGGGCGGTCGCCGTGCAAAGCAGTCTGACTACGATCAGGTTGATGTCATTCCAGTGAGCGATCCTAACGCTGCGACGATGGCGCAAAAAGTTGTTCAGTATCAAGCGGCTCTCCAGCTTGCTCAGACTGCTCCTCAACTTTATGACTTACCTCTCTTGCATCGTCAGATGCTCGACGTGTTGGGTATCAAGAATTATCAGAAACTTGTGCCTATGCATGACGACATGAAGCCACGGGATCCCGTTACAGAGAATCAGAACATGCTCAACAACAAGCCTGTTAAAGCGTTCCTGTACCAAGATCACAAAGCTCACATCGCTGTTCACATGGCCATGGCTCAAGATCCTCGTATTCAACAGATGTTGAGTCAGAGTCCTCAATTGGCGCAGCAGCTTATGGCTGTGGGTTCGGCGCACGTTGCTGAGCATTTGGGCATGGAGATGCGCAAGCAGATTGAACAGCAGATGGGTCAAACGCTTCCTCCATACCAAGAAGATGCGGATGAAGTTGAGATGTCTCCTGAGATGGAGGTTCAGATATCTCAGATGGCTGCACAGGCTGCACAACAGCTCTTACAGCAAAGTCAGCAAGAAGCTCAACAGCAGAAGAACAAGCAGATGCAAGAAGATCCGCTCATTCAGTTGCAGCAGCAAGAACTCCAGCTTAAAGCAGCCGAGCAGCAGCGTAAGGCGGCTAAAGATCAGGCAGATGTCATGCTTAAGCAGGCTCAGTTGCAGATCGAACGTGAGCGCATTACTGCGCAGCAGGAAACTGAAGGCGTGAAGATTGCGATGAAAGCGCAAGCTGACAAACAGCAGCGGGATCACACGCATGAGCAGGCTGGCTTTACGACCGGCATGGACTTGCAGAAGCATCAGATGATGCTGGCTAACCAGAAAGAAATTGCTCAGATGCAAGCCATGCAGAGAGCCAAACAACAGCAGAAACCTAAAAAGGATAGCTGATGTACCAAACTAGACAAGCGCTGGATCTATTAATCCAGCAAATTGATGCAAGCATCAAACAAATCGAGGAAGACTTAGGAGCCAAATCTGCTAAGTCTTACGAGGAGTACTGCAATAAATGTGGGGTTATCACAGGTCTACTCACAGCTCGCAGAAACATTGCAGACCTGACAAAAACCATGGAGAACTCGGATGAGTGAAACACCGGTCTTAGACCTAAACAAAGCTGTAGATTTATCGGCTTTGATGCATAAGAAAGCAGAGGAGAAAGCTAAGCAGTTACCAAAGCCCTCGGGCTACCGCATTCTTTGTGCAATTCCGGAAGCGGAAAAGCAGTTTGAAGAAAGCGAAATTGGTCTGATGAAAGCAGACGAAACCATGCGCAACGAAGAGACCCTCACAACGGTCTTGTTTGTCGTTGAGCTTGGCCCAGACTGTTACAAAGATACAACAAAGTTCCCAACGGGACCTTGGTGTAAACAAGGCGACTTTGTTTTGGTCCGGCCCTACGCTGGCTCACGACTAGTCATCCACGGTAGAGAGTTCCGCATCATCAACGACGATACTGTAGAAGGTATTGTTGACGATCCACGCGGCATTAAACGCAAATAAGGAGCGCACATGCCTAAATTTAGCGATAGCTATAAGTTTCCTGATGAACAGGAAGATAAGGGTAAACCCGAAGATACATTGGATATCTCGGTAGAGGGCGATGACGTAGATATTAATATCGACGTTAAAGACGATACTCCCCCCGAAGATAGGTTTGTAGAACCCCTTCCGAACAGTATTAAAGAGGACTTGGAGAAAGCCGATGACTCTGAAGATTACTCCCACAACGTAAAGCTTAAATTTAAGCAATACAAGAAGGCTTGGCACGACGAGCGTAGGGAGAAAGAGGCTGCACTGCGGGAGCAACAAGAGGCTTTAGCCGTTGCCCAGCGTATTCTTGACGAGAACCGTAAGCTTAAAAACGTCTTGCAATCAGGCGAAAAAGAGCTTATTTCTACCTATCAGTCTAGTGCTGAAATGGAAGTCGATAAAGCCAGCCGTAACTATAAAGAAGCCTACGACTCGGGTGATTCTGATAAATTACTTGAAGCTCAGCAGGAAATGATCCGTGCTCAGCTTAAGCTTGATAAAGCAAAAAATTTCAGACCCACTGTACAAAATGAAGAAAATGATGTACAACTCGCACCACAGAGGTCTCAAAACCCTCAAATGGACCCGAAAGTTGCGTCATGGGTGTCAAAAAACCCATGGTTCGTTGATCAAAATAAACGATCTATGCGCAGATATGCTGAAGGTATCCATGAGGATTTAGAGTCTAGATATGGTCGAGGCTTC